GTTGATTTTGGATATGATATTATTAGCGATCTTCTATATGATTTAGTCACAAATGGAAATGCTAAGGCATATGCAAGATCTCTATCTTGGTTAGATGCATTTTTTAACTTTGTTGCATTTGTTGGATATAACCCAGTACAACTGAGATATCATTTAGATAGGATTAAATTCTGGTGTAATAAGGCAATTACTCAAACATTAAATCAACTAGGACCAACAACCAATCAACC